AACATCTTCACCGCTGAAGTTTGTAACTACTCCAAGTCTACTCATAGACATCTCAGCGATAGCATTTGATCCATGACCACCAGTCGGTGATATGATGGGTCGTAATGATGTTGCAGTTAAGTTTTGTTCATTAGCAGATGCGGCAACTCCAGAGGGTAAAATAAGTTTTGCTGTTGCATACTTGTACTCACTACCTTTAGCAGTAAAAGCAACCTTAGTAAGTGTTCCGAACTGATCGATGATGCCGTAAGCAACACAGGGAGTACCTGAGGATGTACTTCGACTTACTCTAATCTTTGGCAGGAGTTTATATGTCTTACCGCCCTGCGTGAACGAAGTAACGGTCTCTGATGTCGAAATGACTATGTTGATGTATTGTCCTGTGGCACTAGGCTGAGCAGATGTGATAACATCAAACACCTTACCATCACTTCTCCAGAGATATAGATTCGCATAGGAGTTATCACTAGTGTCTAAGAATGATCCAGACTTAGGAGAAATCTTAACTACAATAGACTTCTTAGTGGTTAGGGCAGAATCTTGTGTGACTGTTTCACATGCAACTGTAGAGGCATCAGCCGTAGTAGTACCTGGTCCGAATACACATTTACTGAATAGTCCGCTAGGGGTATTAGTAATTACAATCTGTGACAGACCTTCTTTAGCACCTGATTGGACTAGAGTATCACCCAGAGCAGGATAAGGTAAAGGCAAACTATCTGTAGTTGCAAATACTTGTGCTTCTGCGCTCGTGACTGAGAACATATATTTCCATACGTAGCCATCACTTGATATGATTAACTCATATGTACTAGTATCGATTTCATTAAGACTTGGTGCAGATGTAGATGGTCCACTGTTATTATTATCTAGACACTTAAATACGTAGTAGTTGCCTTCATCGTTAACGACTGTGACGATCATGTTTAATAGTGACGCATCTTGAGTGTCATCGAAATCATCGTAGACTGTGCCTGATGCCCAGTTATTGATATTGAACATATAGCGAATTTCGTTAACGCCCACTTTGTTTCCAAAGATGACTCGCCTCTCGAACTCTCGCTTTTCGAATTGGGTGTTTGCTATATTATTAGGCTTATCGATACTAGAGCCCATGATATAGTAATCAGACTCAGGATTAAGATTCGCTAATTGTGTATTAACGATTCCCGTAATGTCAGATACATTGCTTGAAGATAGACTAAGTGAGTTGCTTGTGTCGTACACGCCAAGAGACGTTGCAAAGTTAGAACTCACTGTAGCATTGTTACTGACGAAGGAGCCAAATAACTCTTTCGTAGTCTCTACTTTAAAATTTTCAGTTATAATTTTTGCCATTGTTCTATCCGTTAAGTCCCTATCTGTGTTGTGACGTTGCCACTTGTAACAGTGTCAAGCGTTATGACTGTGCTTACAAGTCCTTGATTGTCCTCAGTGTTCAAGTTTTGTGTACCCTCTTCATTCGACAACTGAGTTTCTGTAATATCCCATACTTGGAATTCCACATCTAGTGTTGAAGATAGATTACTATCTGTATTTATGAGAGGGGAACTGAACAGTTTTGTACCAGCTACACCCACAACATTATCTATAAGAGGAGTATATTTCACTGGGTCTACAATGGATCCAATATCATACGAGTACTCTTGATAGTAATGATTGTCGTGTATCTTTCTATTAATTTCACTTAAGAACGAACTAGTAGTCTTCCACTTACCTTCGCTTAAGCCAGGTCCTAAAGTACGTAAATCTGCTTTAGCGACAGAGATTCCATCTGTGTCTATTAAGTCCACTAACTCTCTATCTTCGTATCTAAAGCCTGTGTTCAGTATGCTTACTGTGTCGATCTGACCAGTCTGATAACTAGCAATGCCTGATATAACAGCATTCGAACCCATGGCTTTAGATGTCATATCTTTTCTAACATTCGATATAGCGTATTGTACACCACGAATGTTTACAGTAGAGCTAGTGTCAAAGTTATGGAAACTCAATAGCTTGAAGTAGAAATCGTTGCCACTTCTCTTAAGAAACTTAGCACGAACAGTATATGGAATACCGTCTGCGATGGCGTATGTAGGATCTTCTACAGTGATAGCAGATGTCACAATCTCACCAACTTCTAATAAGAAGTCAACAGAAGCAAACGTGACGATAGGATTTCTCTTATCAAATTTAGCGATGTCGCTATAGCTTGCTTCAGTGAGTACGTCATTCTGATATGCATTACCTGCACTCGTAACAACGATATCATCTATAGAGCCTATAGTAACTGTAAGAGGAGTGAATGCGTCTTTGAATTTAGTATTCAATGTTTCGCTTGTAGGTCCACTCATGAAATAGTTAGTATCAGTAACGTCTATAACTGTACCATTACCACCAGCTGCCGCATTGATTGCAACAAACTCATCTGCTACAGCATACGTGACGCTTGAAGTACCAGCGGCAGTATTCCATTGTGCTTGAGTAGTAGTACCTAATGTCTCTATCTGATATGTACGAGGGTTACTCATAGCAGTTGCGTTAACTGTAACTTGTAGAGGAGTATCAGTGAAGTCTCCGATTATGTCTGTGATGATAGTTACTGTCTCACGATCGGTTGCTGATATAGTGTCAACAACAAAACTTGCTGAAGAGTTAAACAGTCCAACAGAAACTCCATTGACAGCAGTACTTCCTATAATGAAATCAGCTTGACCATTAGTAGGCAATACAGTGAAGTCATATCCTAAACCTTCAGCATATAGAGCAGGAAGTAATTTAGTATTGATCCATGCTGTTTGCCCTGAAGTGATAGTACCAGTACCAGTTCTGAATGTCTCAAATCTAGCAACGTCTAGTGCAGTAATATGATTGAGGGAAGCCGCCACGTAACCAGTATTAGTAATGTCACCTAATCTATATCCAGTAGCGATGTCTTCTCTATTGAATACAGCATTAATAGCGGGATCGGCAGAGGTATTAAACCCTGATAGTAAAGCGAGTTGATCTTTTACGTATTGAAGAAAAACTTCTTTAGTGCGATCTATTGTATTGATGTAAACGAGGGGGTGATCATATCCAACGACTCGCCCGCCACCTGTGATATTCGCTGGCGATGAATCGAATGCTACGCCATTAATAGGTGTTACTACAGAAGAGTTATTCTCTGCATAGATTGGATCGCCAACGTTAATAGTAGGCGTTAATGATTGTTGTAATACGATAACTTGATTCGATATGTTGATCTCTGTCTGTGGACCAGTATCAGCAGGTAGAATGTATCCATATCCAGTATCTTCTATATCGAATTCAATAAGACCCGTGCTGAGAGCAGATACAGATTGAACTTGTGCAGTACCAGTAACTCCTGTTCTAGCTGATTTAAGCTTTACTATGTCACCCACTACTTGACCAGGTTGTCTAGGAGCATTAGTAACTGTGACACTACTTACTGAACCCTGTACGAGTTTACCATAGTTAACAGTTGGGTCTACGCCACGTGTGACTAGAATACCATCGTCACTTGCAAATGTACCTGATACATTAGAGAGATATACAATAGGCACTAATGAGCCTGTGAAGTTTACAAAGACGATCTCATCTACGAAGCCGGAAGCGCCAGAAATGTCACCCCCTAGTTTGTCACCACGCTTGATAGGATAATCGATAACTGTGTGAATGCTCTGCATCTCTAGATAGGTTGCACCACCCCATACAGAATCAGAAGGTCTTAATACGTTGGTGCTGGGATAGAATATCTCGATCTCTGTATCATAGAACAATTGGAATAGCAAGCGAAGTGATTCTTCAGAACCCTTTCTCTTGTATAAGTCTTGAATATGTTTTACAATGAACTTAGTATCTACGATAGTATCTAGAGGTAGCTCATGAAGAAACTTTTTCTTGTAGAAGATAAGGAAGTTAGCTAGAGTAGAATCGATATCACGTAGTTTGAACAAGTCACGATCCATCTTGATATCGTTAAACTCGTAGTACATCTTCGTGAACTCAACGAGTAAAGCACCCTCTTCCCTATACAGAGATGGATACTGTTCTTCGATGAATGTCGAAATATTACTTGAAACGTCTAGCATGTTTTATTCCGTTAATTGTTTTACGTTGACAGTAATGTCTTGATTGCGTATAGAGATGATTCTGTCTTTAGGAGCTTTCACATCCTTATTGATCGTGTTAGCAGTGAACTTAATGGCATCACCTTCAAACGAATCAACAATAAGGTTTGACATCTTGATAGCACCTGTAGTATAATTGATTGTACCAATACTACGCTTAAAGACTCGTTCGCTTGTACCGTCTGCTGTAACAGCCATGATAGAACCCTTACCATCGTCTTGTAGTGTGATGAGTGATCCTTCAATAGTAAACTTAGTAGTCTTGATAGCCGGTGTAAACGATGAGAAGCCTGTGAGTTCATCAAATGCGTATGGAGTTACAAGTGCGCCCTCAAAAGAGAATGACTGATTCTGTACGATACTTAACGTAGGCTCGATCTCGATGATAGGCTGTGCAAAGATATCACTTGATACTATAGACGTATCTACACCATCTAGTGTAGCAGATAACCTAGACTGTCGCAATGTCTTATTAAAGTCATTTAGATTCGTTGTCTGGTATGACATGATCTTAGCAATAACTTCTGACTTAATCTGTGCCGCTGATTTAGATGTAGCGTTCGCATCGTAGACTACGTTAACAAGTGTATTGATAAACAAGAACTTAGCTGATACAAACACAGGCTCAATAGTCAATGGTGTCTTATCCTTTAAGTACTCTTTAAAGTCAGCGATCTCGAAGTCTGCCGCACCCTGTCCACCAGTAACATCAACAGAGATGATTACCTTACCAAACTGAGGAGGATCTACTTCATCACCACCATATACAGAGATAGCTTGAATGCTTGGAAACTTATTACGTAACAGTATCTCGTAGTCACTCTTTGTTACAGCACGATCTTGTACTTGTAATGCCTTAGGTGCAAACGAACGAATGCTCTCAATACTCTCATGGTAAAAGCCGCCAGTAGAGGGCGTGGTTACTGTAGGAGCAATGCTTGATGCACCCCCTAAATTCTGTGCTACAGTGAACGAGTTTACACCATTCGCTTCTTCACCATTACATATTCTGTAACGTGCAACGATAGTATCAGCACTAGTTGGTTGTGCACCAAACTTGTTCTCTCCAAATTGCAAGCTATATTTACCATCTGATTCTGCTTGCATATAGAATACTTTATCTGTAGACTTGACACCAAAGATATCAGCCTTCTGGACATACTCTACACCATTCACTGTAACATACAATGAGCGTGTGTCTATCCAGTCATTCGATAATACAGTATCACTAATAGGCAATGTCTCTGTGATAAGACGTCCTTGAAATGCTTGCATGCCTGCGATATTAAATGTATTCGTATTCGAAACACGTGTCGCTATGTTAGCTTTGTCTGTAAGGAATGTAAACGTTGTATTACCACACTTCCCTGTTAATGATGTATTAGAAGGTATCGTGAAGTAGTTCGAATCTTGTGTAGCAGTGATGTTCAACGTAACAGTAGCCATAGCTGATCTACGTGAACGAGGAAGATAGTTAAGTTCCTTTGCGTGTGACATAACACTATTACGATCTTGTGCAGAGTCAAGAAACATCTCGCTCATTGCCATGTTATAATAGTAGTTGTTATAGAAGGTATTGTATGATAGTAAGTCAAGCAATACATTCATGTTCGACCCTTCAAAGTCGTAGTCAGCAAAGATAGACTGATTCTTAAGGAATGTCTTAAGCTCTTCCTTTGTTGCGAAGAAGTCTAAATTAGTTACTGGTGATATGTTTGCCATTTATCTTACCCTGTCAATGCCTATTGAAATTGTTTGTGGTCCTTCATTATTTATGACGTTGAAAACAACGTTAACTGTGAGACTGTTAGAGTCTATATCACCTATTACTTCTACGTCTAGTAGATTACAACGTGGTTCGAATGCTGATAGTGCATCGCTTACAGTGTCCTTTAATAGAATGATAGTAGCTGGTGTAACGTTCTCAAATAATGTAGCTCGTATATCGCTGCCTAGTGTAGGCTGAAACAAACGTTCTCCACGATCAGTCAATATGACATTCTTGATAGCTTCTCTCACAGAGTTCTCATTGACTCTACGTGCGAGATCATTTCTACCTGGAATGAGTGCTAGATCCTTATGAAAGTCTGTATACAGAGTCTCTTGTCTAGTACGTGGTGTGATCTGTGCCATTTTTGTTTCCTATGTGTTCTTCTTATTTATGCAGTCTTAAGCCGTACGAAGCTTGTCACCATTATGGCGTGCCGCTAGTTGTCTAAAGCTAGAGTACTCGTCAGACTTAACTGGATATGATGAAGAAGAGCCCGCTATCCAACTTCTTCTAGCACCAGTATCTAAGTGTATGAACGTACTGTATACACCAATGCCAGTAAAGCCTGCTCTACTTGCTGCCACAATAAATTCTGATCTCTCTGCATAACTACCTCTCACGCTAATGTCAATAGCTTTACCTGTCATATGAACAGAGCTTTTCGCACCACCGACAGAAGCATTATACTGAGGCGATCTATAGCCTGATGTAATAACGTATTGCTTACCCGTCATCTCGCATACTCGTAGTAACTTAGCAAACACAACTGGATCGATCTTCTTATAGCCAGCACCCTTAAGGTAGCTACCTTCGTAGTCGTTCTGATTCTTTACAGATGATGAGTATGTGAACTTGCCTGGTATACCTGCTTCGCTGCCTACTGATGAGTTAACTTCTTCAATTTCCGCTTGACTCATCTCTCTAGGTGTGATATAATTACTCTGTTGACCATTAGCTATATCTGTTAATGTTGGCTGTGATTCATTCGTCTTAGCAATAACTTCTTTTTGCTTCTCATCTCGATCTTTCTTAGATACACGTATTGCACCATTCTCGACAGCTTTCTTTGTCTCAACGAGGCTCACAGTCTCTAGTACTTTCTTCTCTACCTCTACAGACGTTGCAAGTGCTTTAAGACCATCTACTGACTTGTTCAGCATGCCTTCAATCACTTCGCTCATCTGACAGAACCTAAACATCATTAGGGCAACGTTCTCTACAGTAAGTCTTTCGAACTGTGCAGATGTCTTAGCCATTAACGCTTCGATCTTCTTCTTAAACTCTTCTATGCTATCAACATCGAATAAGTCATTGATATCATTCTGTATTTCTTGAATCTTTTGATACACCATTTGACTGGCGCCTTGTATATTACTTAACCCTGCCACAGTAGCCGCTACTACTTGTTGTACACGCTTCTTAAGTTGCTCTATCACTTTGTCAACAATCTTGAGGATGGCGTCCTTTATCTTCTGTAGTACGACTGCTAGAGTCAACGACTTAGCGAGCTTAACTGGATCCTTCTCTAATAGGTTCTTGATGTCAGCCATTAACTCTGTCGCAGTATCGATGAGTACGAATAAACCCACTAGCTGAGAGAAGAAGTTATTGAATGAACCACAGATACCACCAGATATTGATGCACCAAAGTTCTTATTCATGTAGTAATCTAAGTCACCTAGATAAGAATCAAGAGGCACAGGCATAGTAGGGCGTACCACATAGTCAGCGATGTCTTTATTAAGGTTATCGATGTCATAGTTATTGCTATTGATGAAGTCAGCGATCTCTACGAATGTAATAGGACCTTGTTCGTATCTATCACTTAGTACTGGGTAATCGCTTAAATCTGATAAGTCAAGTATATTATTAGTTTTATTTGTTACGTCTACAAGCGTGGCTCTATTAAGTCCCACACCCCCATTCAGACCACTACCATCATTAATGCCACTACTGTTAGCGAGTTGTGTCATGTCTAGTATAGCATTCCAATCTCCACTGTCAAGTCTTAATAATGACTCATCGAATCTAGATGCTAATGGAGTAATGTTCTCGCAATGGGATGTCATAGTATCTTCCTAATTGACTTTTTAATCACTATAGTATTTAGTGCAATAAGTGGTTGACAACGGATGCTAGTCATGTTATAATGAAAGATTGAATTCATTCTGTAGACCCACCGTCTGTAGTATCATCAGTCATGCGACTTGTCATAGCGGCTGTTCTGCGTCTTGCTTTACTGCCACCAGTACTAGGTCCTGCACCCATTCTACTAGCAGGTATCTCTCCGGGGTTGACAACTCTAGCAATCTCTGTTATACTAGGAATGGCAGCTGGCGTTGGTATCTGAAGATTACGTAGAGTAGCTACTGCGACAACTGATGGTGCGGCTGTTACTGATGCGAGAGTCGCACTTAATGCGCTTGTCGCACCCATGCCTATGTTCACTAGAGATCCGTCCATAGTTAAGATAGCACCAGCTTTAAGGCTTGTGGCTACATTACTTGACATACTCAGTGCGCCAGTTGCTTTAAGGTTAGCTACACCAACTGCTTCTAAGTTAAGTGCACCACCTGCATGTAGATTAGCAATACCCACTGCTTGCATGTTGAGAGCACCACCAGCAAAGATGTCTATGATGCCCGTACTGGATAAAGTTGTCTTACCACTGTTAACGAGTGCTGTTAACGATTCTACTGATACAGAAGGAGCAGTAACGTGTACTAGAACACCTGAGTTGATCTCTACACCCTTATGTCCCAAATCAGGATAAGGTAATGTCTGTAGACTAACGGCTGGTGTGCCTAATGAAGTAATCTTTGTGTATGCAGTACTATAGAGATTCATCTTATAGCTATCAACGTGTACATCACCAAACAATGCTTGAGCATATATCCCACCCAATGTCAAGGGGTTTGAGCCTGCTTTCATCTTTATATTTGCATTAGCGGCTAGGTTAATGTCATCAGCAGTAGCAAAGAGTCCCACCTTACCACCAGATACGTTAACGGCTGTACCTGCATTAAGGTTCATTGTATTACGTGCAGTCACATTAAAGTTCTCACACTCTACATCTAAGTCACCACTAATCCATATCTTACCCGATCCATTCTCTACTTTAAGATCCCAATCACCTTCTTCTACGTTCGTATGGTGGCTATGCTTAGTTCTATTAAGAGTAAAGCCTTCACTGCTATTATAAGTATCGCCTTGTGACTTGACAAACACGGTACCTTGTGAATCAATTTGTACAGCAGAACCACTCTTATGAGAGACAAGGATATATGTTCCTTCTCCATCTTCGCTATCAGATAGGACTACAAAGTTATTATCGTTCTTACTCGTATAGACTCTGTTGTCAAGGTTTCTTTCAGGTGTCATAATAGATGGCTCAGACCATAAAGCTCCTAGAGCAGTCTCTATGTTATTCTTCTTAGAGGCTTGTTGTAACGTAGCTTGACCCACATCAGCATCTTCACCACCCATTGCTCTATGCAAAGGAGGCTTACCAAACTTATGTATAGATGCAGTAGGGATCATAGACACTTCATTAGGTGCGCCTGCTTCTGGTGGTAATTGCAAGTTGACACCTGGTATTCTTCCTAGTATCATAGGATGTTGTGCATCAGCTCCGTCCATAAAGAATCCAAACACCCATTCACCTATGTCAGGTATACTAGAAGATGCTCCGTATGACCCGTCTATCACAATAGCCCATGGCAGATCATCTGTACCTACTTCGTTCTTATCTGAATTGTGGATACCAAACGCTCGTACTTTAACACGACCATCATTAGAGGCATCTTCTCGATACTCTACTACTCCCACGAACCATAGTAAATTGCTAAAGCCTGCACTCATCTTATAATGCTCCTAATATGTTGTCAAGTATCTTGCTTGTATTGGACTCATCGAATGATCTGTCGAAGTCCTTTGTAAGTCCGCCTTTGGTCATCATCACACTCTGCAAATAGGTATCCTCGCTATGCACGTTGACTACATCTGTGATCATGTAATAGCCGTCTCGTTCTTTATCTGGCACTGGATTCGTTGCCACTTCATTACGGGTCACCATTATAAATATAACCATTCCTGGAACTAGCTTGATTCGACCACTTAAATTGCAATTAATTGAGTACTTGCTCATATGAGAATTAAATACTCTTCCATTATTAAGGACTTCAGCATAAAATGGATACGCTCTGTTGTCTCTCTCTATCTGACCAGGTGTATTAAAGTCTTTGATCACGTAGTCTTCTCTTATACTAGGCATATGACCATCTATATAAGCATTGCTATGATCTATCTTTAAGTTCTTTATAGGATTCTTGTCTATGTGATCTCTATAGTCATAGTTTATTCTATTCGTTGTTCTATTAAGAATGTCTATCTCTAGTATAGATCGTTTGTATGTTCCTGCCTTGACTTCTTCTATTGTATTAGAAGGACTGCCGTAGCTAAGTCCGCTTACTGTCTGTTGTGCTATCAACTGACCATCAGGTGAGCTATCATCCATTGATTTGTTTGTATAGAATATTAGATGATTGCTCTCTAGACCTTCTTTTGTTGCGTGTTGTTCCTTATACTTCTCATGTAGATACTCGGGTGTACAGAAGAAATAGCTGTCCTTTGTCTCAAAGAACTTATAATTGTTTGTAGAATTTTCACCGCCGTAGGCTCTTCTGGCGAGGAAGAACATGGCATCG